TACAATGCTTGGTAACGCATCATTACTATATCCAAATCCACCAAGAGAAGAAATATTACTATTGTCGGTATAATATTCAACTTTGGTAATTTTTCCATCAACATCAACATCTGTAATTTGAGCATATGCCATAGAACCAAGTCCTCCAAAGAAACTTAAAGTTTCATATGGAAGGTAGTTTCTACCCCCACTTACAATTTCAATTGGACCTAGAATACCCAAATAAGATAATTCTGAAGTATTATATTCAATATCATAAAACGAATGCGCCTTTACAGATGGGTTGTTTGTTGTAAGATTTTTTGCTCTTATTTCTTTGATTGGGTATGTTTGAATATCAAAGAATGTTAGGGAATTTATTAATGCTGTATTGGCATTTGCTAGGATATTGTTGGCAAACGATAAAATTGTATTTCCAATTACAAGATCTCTTTTTAGTCCAATAACATCTTTTGAAAGTAATGTTGCTTCAAATGGGTTGGTTTCATCAACAGAATAAATTTCACCATATGCTTCATTTGAACAATTCACCCCAGAGAAAGATATTGAACTATTCCCATTTGAATATGTTCTAAATCCATATCCACCATTAATAACTTCTAGGTTATAAATTGGTTGGGTATCAATTTCAGAATATATGGAAGTTACACTCGCAGAATTGGCAGCAATTCCAGTAATTGTTTGAACGTTAGCATTAGCAATAATTGAATTTGAAGATACTATATCAATAGAAACATTTATTGAGTGATAATTTTCTTTATAATCAACATAATTTTCAATCTTTACTATACTAGTTGATGAATTTGCCAAAGATATTGGATCAGAGACAACAGATATCTTTTCACCATCGCCAAGAATATTTTCAATGGTTAATATTGCCCCAGTACCAAATTGTGAATTTGCGGTTAGTGTTGGAAGATTTTCTTCTCTATATCCTAATCCACCAAGATTATATTCATACTCACCATTTGGATCATAAACATAATCAACGGTTAAAATTGCTCCATTAGCATCAACGCTGGAGATGTTGGCATATGCTCCAAATCCATCCCCTCCGGTAAAAATAATATTATCATTTGCTTGATAATCAGATCCTCCGGATACTACTTTAATTTTTCCTAATATTCCAAGATTAGATAGTACCGATTGACTACCAACTTCATTATCATACAATGAAAAGGCATCAACTTCAATAAAATCAGTATAATAATCGGAAGGAGTATTTAAGACTGCATTAGAGATCGGACTAGTATTAAATTCAATGAAAGAGAATACATTTGCCAATGTTTGATTATTAGCATTTGCTGTTGGATTATGTAAAAAGTTTAATGCCGTATTTCCAATAGTCTGATTTCCATGCGCCCCAATTATATCAGTTACAATTAAATCTGCTAATGAAATGTTTGCTGTATTTGGATCAATGCTTGATATATACCCAGATGAATTTGCTCCACCCCTTAAAAAAACAATTTCACTGTTTGGATCTACTCTAAATCCTTCTCCACTATCATTGACCTCAAATTTTAATTTGGGCATCTTGGACCTAATGTCCATATATGATATAATAGAAGGATTATATAAACTTCTTGATAGATTCCTTCTATGATATTCTGTATTATATAATCCGGAGTTTAATTTTTGAGGTTTTTGTGGAAGAACATTGGTTCCCAAAACCCTAGTTCCAGCTGGATGTAATAGATTATATAATACTTCTTTATAATTGCTGAAAGATTTTTCCACTTGTAGGAAATATGAATAATAATTATATACATCACTTTCAATTCTACAAGAAGAGCTTGGTTGTCCAGATTCATCGAGGAAACTACCCTTTCCAAAAATTAATCCGGATATGAAATTAGAGGTTGCTTTTGCCTTTCCATTACCATAAATTTTAACTCCGTTAGTAAATCCATTAGAGTTATATGTTGTTCTTATAGTATAATTATAAAGTTTATCATTAGTATTAACTTTATCAATTGAAATGCTGAGAGATCCATTCGCAGTCCCCTTATATTCATATAATCTAAGTGTATAATATGGGGTTCCTGGTGGAGAATCTGAATTTAAAGTAAATGAATCAACAAATGCTTTAAATGTTGAGTTGTAGTAATCTCCTTGATAAACCAAAGATCCTTTCTTTGGAACATCAACCAAATTTAATCCAGTAATGACAATGTCTTGGGTGGTCAAAGAAACTGAAGGATTTTCCCTATAATTCTCACCAGCACTTATAACATTTATGGATTTAACACCACCAATAGGATATGCGTTGGCAATGAGCGACTCTCCATCACCTAAGACAGACTCAACATATAACTCCCCACCTAATCCTGTTGTAGAATCAATATATAATTTTGGAAGAGAATCGTTTGAATATCCAAACCCACCAAGACTGGTGATATCATCCCCATTATAATATTCTGCTGCTAATATTGAACCTCTACCATCAACAGAGGAAATTCTAGCAAAAGCAAATGCGCCAAATCCTCCAACAAATTGAATTTCATCACCAACTTTATATTCCTTACCTTTACTTCTAATCTTGATTGGTCCCAATATTCCTAAATCAAAAAGATTGGATTTATAGGTATTTTCAGTATCATATAAAGATTCAACATTGAGATTAAACTTCTCATCATATCCTGATCCAGGATTTGTTATATTGAATGTTGAAAGTGGAAATGTATTATACTCTTGGAAAGTTAATACATCTAATAATTTGGTATCAATATTAGCGGATTGATTGTTAGCAAAACCAAAAGATGGACTGCTTAAAAGAACATCTTTTTTAGAATCAATAACATCCTTTGAAACAAATCTTGTAAAAAATGGAGAATCGGTTTTTAGTTCACTAATTACAATATTTCCGTTTGATCCATTGGCAGAGAGTAAATCTACCGGAGAATAATTTTTTCTAAATCCACAAGAAGGATTGGTAACAATGACTTCTTTTATTTCTCCATTATAAATTGAAGATACATTAGCGGTTGCTTCTAGATGATTTCCAGAATAATCAACCCCACCATAAAATATTGTAGGATCTCCGATCTTATAATTTTTTCCTAGATTGTTTGGATCAACTGTTACAGATTTTATAGTTCCTATAATGGTTGCTTCCAATATTGAACCATCAACAACAATTTCATGTAATTGATCATCAACTATTTTAGCAGTTTCACCTGGATAAAAATTTGTACCAAAATCAGAAAGAAAGATCTCGATGGAATTATTTGATACTTGGGATCTTTCAATTTTGGCACTAGATTTTGATTCTGTTCCAAAAATTTTATAATTATCAACGTGTAAAAATCTTGGATCAAGAGTCTTTAATTGAATACTTTTTGGTTGAATCCATTTACCATCTGATGATAAAAGAATAAAATCACTACCGTTATAGATGTCACAATCAGAATCAAATAATGCTCTGAATAAAAACTTAAATGATGCTGGAGTAGACTTTCTTTGATAAAGTTCTCTAGCAACCTTAACCAACTCTCTTTTGCTAGTTAATGATTCCTTTGGAAAGTATTGAAGAAATTCATTAAAGAAATATTCCTCAAATTCTGGTATTGTATTGTCAATATCGGAATAGTTGAGAAGATTTTTCGATCTTTCTTCAGGATTACCAGTGGTTTCTAACCACTGGTAATATGCCTCTACAAACTGTATGAAAGTTTGATAGTCAGAATCATCCCTAATGAAACCAGGGAATTGAGATATTAACGCTAGAGAATCTTTAAAATTATCTGGAATCATTTAGTTATAATATTAATTGATACTGCCGTTGGATCGTTCTGATCTAAAGTTAATAATTTGTTTCTCTCAGAATATACTATATTAGTATCTGGAATAACATTAATTTTTAGTTGTCCAGAATTATTATTTATTGAGTATGGTTTAAAGTCAATTAAATTAATAACCCCAGAATAATAATCAACAGTTCCAGCTTTTGGATTTAGAACATATTTGATTCCATTATTATAATAATAAGTTCTTAGATCTCCATATCTACCTTGAAGAATTATTTTTGCTGATCCAAGTATTCCTCCACCACCATCAGGATCAATTTGGACTATCGCTTGAGTATATCCTTCTCCTAGATTGTCAATAATAATTTCTTTAATCTTACCATTGACTATGGAAGCATGTGCTGTTGCGTTCTTACCATCTCCAACAATTTTAATAATTGGAGTTTTGGTATAGTTAGTGCCAGGATTTAATATTACAATTGAATCAATGCTCGTTGAAGATGCCGGAACTTCTTCAATATAAACATCTTTTCTTAAAATAAATCCTCCGGTTGTAGATATATTATTTATATCCAACATTTGGAAACTATCTGATATTGATACGGATTTACCAAAGAAATCTCTTTTAATTGGTATTCCAAAATCCATAACATATGAAATTGATGTGTTAGTTGTTGGAGATATTCTTTTTTGTAATTTTATCTTCTGTTCATTTGTGATGATTGATTGATCCGAAGAATTGATTGTAGTAATCAAATCCGGAATTATCAATGTTGATTCAAATGAATTTAAATTATTTGCGGAATATGCCTTAACCGCACTCATTATGGTCGTTCTTATATCATTCTCTGTGAGAGTTGTTTTTGTTGGATCTAATAAAACATTAGTCTCAATATTTAAAAATGTATAATCAACATCAACTATATCAACATCAATAGTAACTACATTAATTGGTTTTATTATGGTTTCTTTAATAAGATTCTTTTGGTTTTCGGTCACCGAATATCCACCTTTTGGTTTAACCGAAACGAAAACTTTACCATAGACTGGAGGTTGATTATCATCCCCTCTCCAAACATTAACAGCATCCAACGGAAATGCTTCGGAATTCTTTTTTATCAATGCTATATAATCATTGACGGTAACTGCTCTTCCTTGTGCCGAAAATACTTTAGGTGCAATATATCTAATTGAATCAATATCTTCTTTTGATCTGCCAAAATGTGCTGGAACTGTGGTTATAATATCAATTGTATCATATGATGCTATAGTTTCAACCGGAACAAAACTTGAAGCATAATTCGCATCAACCCCAGCTGAGGTTAGATATTTAACTTTAACCAAATTACCATCATATAATGCCTTTCCAATGATACCATTACCAAAATACATTTCATAATTTCCATCGAGGGACTCTTGAATGAAATATACTTCCGAATTTCCATCTAATAATAATTTATCATCAACCTTATTAAATACCGTAGATTCATAATTTGTTGTTGATATTTGAACAACGACTTCTAATGTTTCAAGATCAATATTAGCATCTGGAATTTTAAATCTATTTTCAAAATTTGTCGTTGCCGAATATACAAAGGTATATGAAATTGGTTCTCCACTTTTCAATTCAACATCCTGAAGGACTATATGTCCTGTTGAATTCGCATTTACCAAATAATCTTTTGTTGTTACGAAAGTATAGTTAGTATTATCAAGTTTTTCAGAAAGAAACTTTGTATATTTTGGAAGATAAAAAGCAGATCCGGTTAAACCATCAGCTCTAATGTCAACCACTGCTGTTGGGCATGATGTTGATAATGGAGTATATCCAAGAAGTTTGGAGCGAGATACCACAGAACTTCTTCTAGTAGCAGTATCTAAGAACATTTCATTACCAACCATATTCAAATAGAATGAATTATAGTGGGTATTATAAGCAAGGATATCCATTAATATTGAAAGAACACTTCCAGTATAAGAAGCATCTTTTAGAATATTTTGTCCCTGTAGATAGGTAATCAGATTGCTTTTAATCTGATCAAAATCTGTTCCCGCAATTTGTATATTTGAGTTTGATCCGCTCATTTAGTTTCCTATCTTATTCTTTCTAAAAGTAAATCTACACTGACTGGAGTAATTGAATTCTCTAAATAAAATTGAACTGTTGCCGTCAAAGAATTTTCATCAGGATTCATTTTAACATCAACTGTCAAATTTGAAACCCTTGGTTCAAATATAGTTATTACATCATATATTTCTCTTTGAACTATATTTGCTGTTATTGATGTCATTGGTTCAAATAACATCTTTGAAACATTTGATCCTATTTCGGATTGAAACAATCTTTCATAATGGTTAGTTAAGACCAAATTCTTAACCGAGCGAATTACTGCCTTTTCATTAATGCTCAAGACCAAATCTTTCTTTGAAGGATGGGTTTTAAACATTAAATCTAAATCTGAATGGAATGTTTGTGTTTTCATTATACTATTTATTAGTAGTGATAACCGATGTTGTCAATATGAATGCCCTTTGTGGTATGTTTGAGCATTTGAATTTCTTCAAGAATTTCAGTAACTGCCTTATTATGAATCATTTTTGTTTTGGCAGTAATATAAACATTTTTTTCTCCGGTGAGATATAAATCATTTGCAGCATATAATCTAACATCACCATTTGGTTTCAATTCCAAAAAACTTCCGGTTCTATGAAGCAGAGTAATTCTTTCTGCTCCTGGACTATCATCATAATCAATATAATGTCCGGATTCTGTCATAACTGAACAATTATATGGATATTTTGCAGCATAAAATGGTTTTTCTGATGCTAAAATTTCCAGAAGTCCAGATGCTAAAATTTGGGTGGTATCTGTCCCCCCGGTTGCTTCTGATGCTACAACGTCTGCTGCTAATTTTTTAAAATTAGCAGCATATGCTCCTCCTAATGGGGTTTTATCTATATTTTCATTTCTTGCCAATCTGGATGTCGTTGGTTCATCCAAATCCTGTATATTTGGATATCTTGTTGGTTTTCCCAAATGAACCGGAATAGGTCTTCTTTTTACATCAGCATCATCACCAGGATCAGAAAATCCTTCAGTTTTTGGATATATTTTTCCAGGAATTGCCGGGATAACTCCAAAATAGAATGGAAATTGTCCATCTTCACCATCCATAAAAAATCCAAAAACGTTTTCTCCTTCTTTTGGAACGTGGGTTGTTTGATATACATTAGCAGCAAATGCTGGGTGTGCCCAAAGTAATTCATCCGAAGGAATATTTTGTTTACTTTCGGTATGCCACCCAAAACAACGAACTTGAACTCTTCCCAGTTTTAATGGATCTTGCCTTCCTTCAACAATTCCTGTCCACCAGACAAATCCATCTAACCCTGGAAAATTCTTTTTATTTTTCATCGCACTCATAATATTTTCCCTTATAGACTTGGTGGGTGATAACTATCTTTAACAAGTTCCAAAACAGTATTAAATTCATTTTCTTGATTTAAAATGTGTCTTAGAGCAGAAATGACATAATACCCAGACAAATATTGATCTTCCAAATCTCCAGCAGTAGGATCTAATCCCTTTGAAGTTTTTGTTAATGTAACTTTAATTATCAATCCAGCAGAAATATATGGATCTCCAGGAATCATTAGTTTCAATCTATTATGTCCCAATAGTGCCATTTGAGCATACCTATATGGGACTGTGTTTTCAACATAGTTTGCCGATATCTTTGGAACTCTAGATTTAATATATTTACTATCTTTTTGATTTGTTGTTGATGGATAGATTTTGATAGTTGATTCTAAACTCCTAGCAACTTCTTTGTTTGCTGGTTGAAATGCGGGGACTGCGTTAAATTTTTTATTTTTATAAAAATCATATTGACCATTAAGATGTTTCCAATAATCATTATAATTAAAATCAGCATTTTCGTGCATTCTTCTGATATGATCCAGCGCAATCATTCTATTCGCATACATTCCTCTTTGTGAAGATTCCATCGTATCATAAGAATTCATAACTTCAAAAGAAATTATTTGTTCATATTCGCTGTATTGAGGACTTGAATATTCAATATTTTTTGTTCCATACCAATATCCGCCAGAGTCTAGTCTATTACTATTTGAATCTATTAGTGGATTCTGATACACATATTTTTCTTTATTATAAAGTCTAAATAAAATAGTATTGAAAAAATAAGCATCCCTATTTTGCCAAAACAAATACTGAGCGCCATTCTTCAAATTCCCTGGCAATACATTACTAATTGCTTGAGTACATAACCAATTAATTGCCTCAAAAGGTTTTAGTTTTGGAATGACAATATCTCTAGTCCCAAATGTCTCTTCAATTCCAACTTGAGATGGTAAAATAACATTTCCATTCTTATCTTTTACATCTTCAACTCTTAAATTCAAATACGTTTTACAGATATCTTTGATGATATCTGATATTTTCATTTGTTTGTATGATTTGCTGATTTTTGTTTGTTCTGATAACATCAAAGCATCTGAGCAAAATTGAACAATGAAATTTTCGTTTGTATCATTTCCCAATTTTCTACTTTTAATATTAAAAATTCTATATTTAATAGTTTCAAGTTTTTTTGATCCATTGGAAGTGCCTACTTCATATTTGCCAAGAGGAATTCCTCTCCCAGATGCCTCAGAACCTTCTTCTTTTGGTTTATCAATAACCAATTCTAAAGTTTCATTACCAGTCCATTTCAACTTATTTTGAAATGCTGATGAGTCACTTATCATTAAAGATCCAGAAACGAAATTTGAAAATATATCTTCAAAATAACTATATTCAACAACAGCATTTTTGAAATCCAATTTTTCCCCAGTTGATGATGTTATTATACATTGCTCAACTCTTAACCCAACAACAGATTGATTTTGTAAAGAACTGCTCATATTATATCAAATTTAATATTTCTTGTCTTGCTTGTGAAATGTAATCTTTTTTCAATATTCTTATTAATCTTTTTGATTCATTAATTTCATACTCTCTATCAAAATAAGTTACTTCTGGATACCTTCTACTGACGATATATGTTAGTTGTTCTCCATCCCCAGTAGTAATATTACTTCTACTAGGATTGCTATCTTCATATAAATTGGCATATGTATCAGCATCCACAACATAATAATTATCTTGTGTTGGTGTGAATTGGTTACTTCTGGAATATATGCTAACTCTTTTTTGATACCTATAAATAGGATCTAAATTATTGAGGGCGTATGTATATCCATCCATATAATTTATTACAGAACCAACAAATCCAGATCCGGTTCCTCCAAGATATGTATTAGATACTGAAAAAGTGGTATTAGAATCATAATTGGTTCCACCTCTAAAAACAGAAATATTTGAAACAGCATTTGAACTTACTGTTATATTAACTTTAATTTCAGTTCCTATTGTGGATAGAGAAGTTGGATTTGACACGTTCAATGGAACGTCTTGATATATTCCATTGACATACCCAGAACCCCCTGAATTTATTCTGACAGTTTTAACTCCATTTCTGTTGCTATATTTATCGGCAATATATTTTTTAAAAATACTCTCACTCATTGGAAAATCAAATGTATGATCAAAAATATTATTAGTCAATAATATTATCCAATGTAAAGATTCATCATTATAATATTTTTTGGCAATATGTTCTGGTTTGTCATGATCTTGATAATTATAATTATAATACAATCTAGCATCATTCAACCAAGTATTTCTTATCTTGATTCTTATTGATAGATCGGTGAGTAGGCGATTTTCAAAATCTACTGTTGGAAAATATGAAAAAAAACTTGACATTATTAATATCCTTTCTCAATATCAGATTTTTGAATTAGATCAGTTTCTTGGAAGGTTAAAACCATTCTAGTTTGTACTGGCATACCATCTTTATATGTTGACCAACCATATGGAGCATAATCTAAAGTATAATTTCTAAGTACGCAAGTTTTTATTTGGTGAATGTTTGTATTTCTTTGTCCCTTATGGATAAATTCTATATCAAATGTTGATGGAGCAGTAAAAAATGCCCCAGCAAGAAGATTTGCTTCCGGATGAGAATGAAATCTAAATGCTCTTATGATATTCTTAACAGAGTTTGATTCATCCTCATTTCTTGGAGTAAAATAGAATTCGTATTGAAATGTTCTTGGATCAATACCTCTAAAAAGAACTAATAACTGTGGGTTCATTGCGAATCCAGCAATAGATCCAACATTTCCAGTAATTTCAGCAGCTTTACCAAAAATAGTAGATACGGACCTCAGAGCATTCATTGCCTTTGCTTTCAAACTGCTACTACCAGAAGAAATTCCAGCGCCTTTAGAATTCGCACCTCCCTTTGCCATTTGTTCACCAAGTTGTAATAGACTTGAATTTTCCCATTCAATACTTTGGGAGGTCTGCATAGTATCCGGAATATATAAAGAAATTGCCTGACTGATTCTATTATATGCCATTCTTTGTGCTGAAGTCCCCCAACTAGTTGTTGGACTTCCATTTTCATCCAACGCAATATATGTTGATGGTGCTCCACCATATGTGAAAGATGCTCCCTTAAAATAGTCACTTGCTCTGTGGACATTGATATAAAAATTTATATAATGTCCTTGAAATATATCATGTCCAATATCTTGTGGATATTTCAAACTGGTAAAATCATATGGGGCAGTTAGATATGGAAATGGTAAATTTCCAGTTAATTCTGCTAATGGGGGAGTACCTGGAATAGTTGGTTGTGCCATAAAATTTTTAATAAAAAATGGAATAAATACTTATTATTTATATCATTTTTTGGAGTAGTTTTGGCAGGTCACAAATATAAACAAGGAATCTATATTCCAAAAAATCCTCAAAAATATAGAGGAGATGTCAGCAATATAATATTTAGATCTTCTTGGGAAAAAAAAGTACAAATATGGTTGGATCAAAATGAAAATGTTATTGAGTGGTCATCGGAAGAACACGTTGTTCCATATATATCTCCCGTTGATAATAAACACCATAGATATTTTTTAGATTTCTATGCTAAAGTTAAAAAAATGGATGGAACTATTGCCGAATATTTAATTGAAGTAAAACCATATGCTCAGACACAAGCGCCCGTTCCAAAATCAAGAGTAACAAAAAATTATATTAATGAAGTTTGTACTTGGGGTGTAAATTCTGCCAAATGGAAAGCAGCACAAGAATTTTGTAAGAAACGTGGTTGGGAATTTAAGATTCTAACAGAAAATGAACTTTTCGGCAAAAAACCAAAGAATAAATAGTACATGGAATTTAAAAGCACAAAAGATTATTCTCAATATCATACTGTAGAATATCCAGAAGGATCAGGAAAACAATATATCTTTGATCCTTATAATTTTGGATATGGAGCTTGGGCAGTATTGAC